ACTACCCAAAACTCCAACACCATGAGCCCATACGATCCTTGTAATATTGTCGTTAAAAAGCACACACTTCATGCAAAACAGTTTCGTCTAGTCAACGTAGTTGACCGTCGATACCCAGCCCCGGATATGTCTGACCATATGTATACTGAACTCGCAGCTTGCGTATACACCAAAGTCGTTCCCGTTATCCACACCGAATACCCGACCACGTGGTGGGACGCTTTCAAGCAACGCTGGTTTCCCAAACGATTACTTCGTCGATATCCTCCCAACATGACCACCATTCACATCGACGTGCACGAGATGTATCCAACCGTCCCCAGCATTGGCGAACATCGTGCAGTTCTCACCCTTGCCACAACCGAACTCCCTAAACCTTGGTGAACACCTACTTGGACGACTACCTCTTCTATTCGTCAGAAAACGAATGCGACCCCCGCTTCCATAGGTGGGCCGGACTTATGACGTTGTCGATGGCGATGTCTCGCAAAGTCTGGGTCCAATACTCCGACTGGCGCATATCGCCGAATATGTATGTCTTCTTCGTTGGTCCACCGGCGGCCGGCAAGTCCGTCGCGATGGAGTTGGCCGAGCGCGTAGTGCAAGAATTTACCGACTACGTCATAGCTCCCAACGCAATCACAGCTCCGTCCCTAGTCCAGACGATGGCCCAAAAGTGCGGACGAGAATTCTTGTATGGTGGAGCCACCGTTAAATACTCCCCCATTACGATCTTCTCCGACGAACTTACGTCGTTGCTTGGCCCTGAACCAACCGCGATGATTGACCTACTGACGGCCCTATACAGTAATGGCACCGTCTACCGCAACCACACAAAAAACAAAGGTAATGACGATATCGAGCGTCCATGCGTCTCGATGATCTGTTGCCTTACGCCACAATTCCTGTCAGCCATGTTGACCCAAAAGTTGATTAGTGGCGGCTTCACACGACGGATGACACTTGTCTACTGCGCCCAACGAGGTCCTGCCAAACCGTGGCCCGTCATGACCGATGCCCACTTCGCCGCTAAGAGTCGTTGTATCGAATATTGTCGACAGCTCCAACAACTTGTCGGTCCAATCGAGTTATCGCCGGATGCTAAGGAGTATTTTGCCGACTGGTATGTCAACGTCAAAGACCCTCAAATGCGAGACGCTGAGCCAATCATGGCCCAATACTTCTCGGTCAAAAACATCCACCTGTTGAAACTCTCCACGCTTGTCGCCATGGCTGAACGTATCAAACCCCTTATTGAACTCCGCCACTTGGAAGAAGGCCTTAGGTTGTTGGCCGAACTCGAACCCGACATCATGAATATCTTGGGCGCTGGCGGTAGAAACGAACTAGCCCCCGTGACGCGCGACATCTGTCGCTTCATCAAGGAGGCTGGCAAGCCGGTGAGTAGACGGCAAATCGTCGGTCGCTTCTACAATCAGGCCAAATCGGCAGAGATCGACGAGATCATTAAGACGTTGATCGACAGCAAACAGATCACCGTTAAGCTGGACGACAATCAACAACCGGTTTACTACCACGTTGACCTACCCTAGCGCACTCCATACCAAGCGCCTCTGTTGTCGTTGTCATTCCCAAGCATCTGATTGACTCGTCGTTGTGCCTCCTCATACGATATCCACGGCGCTTGTGCCCGGACCTGATCTATTAGCATCGCCCGCTTGTATGTCGCCTGTGTCGCTGGCATCCCCATATTCAAACGCTGCAACAACGCCTGTTGTGCCTGCACTCGTTGCACCTCTGATATAGTAGTCGGCCTCACGCCGGCTGCCCTATTCACTTGCTCACTTGCCCCTGGACGCCGACCAGCATCCCGGGGCATTTGCATTTCTAGCAGACGGTCTGCGACGGTGTTTGCCAACGCTGCCGGACTCTCCCCACGCTCTCCTGCCCGCTTGAGTATCTCCCCGCGGGCGTCGGCGGGATTTTGCTTAAACAGCTCCACCATATCGTCCAACCATTGACTCCTTTCGGACCGTTCGTTGTTAGCGTCAATCGCCTGCCAAGCATCTCTCTCCAGCAGATCGACGACATTGCGTGGCTTGAGTCCAAACAACGTATACAACGCCTTATCGCCGGCGGTCGTCTCGGCAATCAACGACCCATCTTTGCGACGAAACTCCCAATCGTCTCTATATGCTTGCAATGCCCTTCGGAAGTTGTTCGGCAACACGTTCGACACCGCTCCGCCAACATCCCCTTTAAAGAGTTGTTTGCCGCTCTCAACGACCGTCTCCCCAAGGCTGTAAGCCGGCCCAAACAAACTCTCCAACGAAAACCCATTCTGCGCGTTTAACCCAAGCACCCCGGGCATCTGCGCCTTTGTGGCATAATCCACCCCGCCAAACGCATTAATCAGTCCGTGCATGGCGATCTGCCTAACTACGTCACTGTCTGGACCGTCTATGTTTTCTTGTATAAACGAAGCGATGTTCTCCTTCGTGTTTGTCCCAAACATCTTGTCGTTGATCGCCAACAATGCAGCTACCAACGACAGACCAAATATCCCCGCCTGTGCAAACATCAAACCGTTGTGCACCCCAAACGCCTTGATCGCGTCGAGTTTTTGTTGTTTGGTGATTCCGGCTGTTTTGTCCAACGCCCGCACAAGCCAGTTCTTAGACGTAAACATCTGATTATAAGCAAACCCTTGTAGCATCGTCATCATTGCTGACAACGGCTGTAGCCGTCCGCTTGCCCAAACACCCGCAGCCCTGTTGTATTTGCCGCCGCCCATCGCCACCGTCGAAAGGGCGAATGCGGCTTTTTCTGCGTCCACATCCGACAGCCCCTTCGCTTTGAAGTGGCGGAATGTCGCCAGCATACCGGCCTCCATGCCGAAGTCGATAAAGTGTTTGTGGAAATTCCGAAGCGTCAAAAACCCATGATGGATTGGCTTGGTAAGCAAGTCCCCAAGACTACTGATGCGTAGTCCCTGTGCACTCTCCAACGCATTGACGCTCGCCAGATAGTCGTTGTTGGCTTCGTCGCTGAACGTCGCCAAGCCGCCATTTCCCTCTTTGTATCGCTCCAACATCTGACGTTCAAAAGCCGTCTGTCGGCTGGCTGCCTTCACGTCTTTCATCGCCGTCAAGATCCTCTTGCCCGTCGATACAACCCCACCCCCATCATTGACCAGACTGCTGAACAGCGCCCCGCTAATCGGTGTTGTCGCATCCTGCAACATATTCAACAGGTGTGCCGACATATACCACGTATACCCAGCTCTTTGCAGCAGACGAGTCCCATTCATATCGGGCGCCTTGTTCTGCATCCACGCTTGTTTGATCGATGCAGCTTCGGGTGTATTCCGAATCCGTGGATCCAACAAGCCCATATTAAACCGGGCGGTGTCAACCCCTTTGGTGATCGAATGGATAACCATCTGCGAATATTCGATCTGCTGCCGGAGGGCATTTAGATTTTGGTAGCCGTCAACAAATTTGCGATGCGGCCCTCTGGACGGCACCAACTTCGCTTGAATCTCCTGCTGGAGGTCTGCTGCCTCACTGAACCGTCCAGCGATGGAGTCGGCCTGCTCGTCCGTCAGCCCCATCTTCCGCAACTCTGCTACTAGCTCCGGACGACGCTCGGCCTCCCGATCCTTGATAAGGTCGAGTATCGACGTGCCAACATTGACAGAGATAGCTTCATCGGGTTTCAACCTGTAAGGTGTCAGCTCCCCTGACTGTATACGATCCCTGTTTTTAGCCAACCACGCTTGGAGGGACTCGGCAGTGTAGAAGTTCTCCACACTATGTGTCCCATCCGCCTTCTCCACCATAATAGCATGGTCGCCAAACCGTCTTGCAGATACAAAATACGGCCTATTAGTAAACCACTCGTAATTCGCCTCGATCTTGCCAGCCTGCTTGGCAACGAAGTCTGATGCCTCGTGCGCCACCGGTGCACCTGCCCGCACTCCTTCCACAAGCTGACGAGCCGTAGCCTCCGCCTGTTCGCTCTGCATGTTGGGATCTTTCAGCATCAGTATCTCTGCTGTCGCAAACACCAACCGCTCATATTGTTGCCCCTTAACAAGTTCATTCAGCCGCCGATTCGCCACCTCGTGTCGGGCAATTGTCTCACGGACCGTTTGCTGCTCAGCAGGACTCAGCTTTGAAAGCGTCTTGGTCACAACTGGATCACCCGCCGCAAGCAACTGCTCTACCATCTGTTCCATCGGATTCGCCCTCCACACCAACTCGTTCAACGCCGTCGCTAGCTTGGGCGAATTCATCACCTTTTGCGTCGGAGCGTCTTTGGACCACCGATACGACAATCCATCCTTAACGAGTCCCATCTCCTTCAACACAGCCCCCTCCATCCGATTGTTATCCATCGCGCGGATAGCGCCAGAGACGACTGTTTGTCTCAACCAAGGCATCGTCTGCGCATAATTCACCAACGGCTGGAGGAAATGATTCAAGCCCCTGTTTACCTTCCCAAGCGCCTCACGCACCGGATTGACCTTCTCCTTCTCTTTGAGTAGCCGAAATTCCTGTACGAGCTGATTCCCCGCCGTCGTGATCCCATCTTCCCACAAACGCCCATCAACAAGACTATTCATCAAGGCACGAGGGTCCGTTGCCATCTCCTGCCGGATAGCGTACTCCGTAAGCGCCTCCCGGTTTCTATCGGCCTTTAGGACACTATGCAACGTCTTAACGTAGTCGTGTAGTTGTGTCAGTTGCGTCGGATCGACCGTCCCACGGGTCCAGTTCTGCCTCCGCATAAACATCAACCCACTGATCGACTCGAACACCTTACGTCCCCACTTAGCCATCACGCCAAACGCATCCCCGATTGGTTTGGGCAACCAAGTCATCACTTCGTTAATCCATCCCGGCCGACCCTTGTTGACAAGCGCCAACGACACGATCGCATTCATGTTGGCAAGCACTTCCTCGGGGTCTTCCAAGCGGCTGTTGACCATTTTCTGTAGGCCGTCGTCCTTTCTGTATCGCTTCGGTAGTGTGCCCCACAACTCTCTCAACAAGATGCTGTTCTGTTCGGGAGTATTCTCACCAATGTGTCGGGCATACTCCGTCAGCTTACGTGTTGTCTCGCTATCCAGCTTCCCTTCCTCCATCGCCTTCCAGAGTCCGTGGCCATTGAGTTCGTGCGCCAACACAAACATCTTCCTCGACGCTGGATCGCCCGACGCTGCCAACCACACAAGCTTTTGGCCGTCTGTTTGTTGAGTAAACAAACCAGCAGCTTGTCCACCCGTTTGCAGTTGCGCATAAGCAACGTCGTTGTTGTCCCACAGACTCACAAGCCTGCTCACCTCCGGGACCATCCGTTCATCAACGCCGACATTCCTAAGTAGTTGTCCAAGTGCCTGCCGTTCGCCGACAAACACTGGCTGCTGTTGCCCGAAAGTTTGCCCACTCCCGCTCTCCGCCATCTTCACGTTTGAAATGTCGTAAAGGGTGCCTGTGATAGTGGTTTTGGGTTTGCCATTGGCGTCTTTGAAGACCGGGGATCCATTATTTGCCTCGCGTGCAAGCGTTATAGTCGCAGGCGCACCAAACTCGTCTATCGGTCCATTTTGATGCGGTTGCGCTTGCGTTTTAACATGCACCCCCAAATCAACCCTCTGCCCCTTGTCCCCACTAATCTTCCGCAGTAACGATGGGAGAGTAGTGTCATAGTGGAGGCGCATGCCTTTTTCTTGCGACGGACGACCTTCGGTTAGATTCCCTGCAACGTCATGCATCTCACTCATCATGGCCGTCTCGGCGTCCGACAAGATCAACTTCGTTGCACCGTTCTCGCGAGCGTGCTTGATCGCTGCCTTTAGGGCAAGTTCTTCGTAGGCAGACAGGAGTGGGTGATCAGAGGAAGACTTCTTATTGTCAAGCACTCCTTGCAAACGCGCAACTTCATCCGCTGGCAAATGAAGCTCGGTCGCCCTACTCAGAAGATCACGTAGTTGCTGCGTGGAGGCATCATTCTGTAGGTTCCTGTTTTCCCTTTGTACCGTCTGCCCCCAATCACTTTGCACTTCAATCACATGAAATGCCGTCTCCCCACTCGGCAACGTCTCCATATACCCCCGGAAGAAACCGACGACGTTGGTGTCCTCGGAGCCAAAGTGGGGACCGTTGTAGAGTGGGTCTTTGAACATCCTATTCTCAGTATCGCGCACCTGGAACGTTTCGCGTGGCACCCTCACCAACCCCTCAACATACCCCGGCATGTCACGCTCGGCTTTGGGGGCGATACTACTAAAACGTGTAATTCCGTCTCGCTGTTCGGCATTTTCATAACGCTGCAACAATTGTCGAGCTTGTTCGCTAGGAGGATTGTCAGAATTGTCATACCATCCGGGCCAAACCGTATCAAGCTGATGCGCAAGGTCGGCACGTTCGTTCATTGTCGCTACACGCTCGTTGCCAAACGTCCTCACCTCAACCGTCGGCTCCCTTTTAGGCAACGTCTCATAGAACAACGGTAGGTTTATAGTGTTAGCGGTTCTTGCAATTTCTCCGGTACCGTTATCAAAAACAACACCATCCTTGGCTTTAACCCCAAACGCCTCCGGCACCAACGTCTTATACAACGCAATCTCGTCGTTCGTCAACGGCTGATCCGTCCCCCGTCCGATCTTCCGAAACTGTTCTACCGATATAACACCATTCTTGGGCACGCTATGCTTCCCAATCTTCCCATTCTGCATCGGCACCACGTTAAAGAAGAATCCATCGCCGGCAGCAAACGCTCCCGTGAGTGACAAAAACTGACTCCCTCCATTGGCAACAATCTTCGTCATACGATCCTGTAAGGCAGTCAACGCACCACCAGCACTAGCCTCCTTCAACCAGCCTCCGAAGTCTTTGAAGTTCTTCCAAAGGTGTCCGTACGACGAAACAATAATGTCCTCTAACCGCCCACCTTGACGAGCCTGCTGATAGGCATCCCACAACGCTTCCAACCTCTGCTTCCCGAGCGACACTTCTGCGTCGACATCGGGATTTTTGCGTTCGGCCAACGTGCCCCGTTTCCCCAACAGACGCAACTGCGCGGGACGAACGCTTGCTACGTAGTCATCCCACGCCGACGACAACTTCTTCGCGACAACGCTCGCTCCGTTGTCCTCACCGACCTCAGTCGCACTCTCTACAACGGCATCCTGCGCCTCGACAACTTTGTTCTCAATGTCGTCCATCTGCGCAAACATCTCCTTGCCAACGTCATCAGCCTGTTTACCTTCACTGATCGCCACGATCTCATCTGGCGTCAGTGTCTGATCCACCACCTCTTTACCACCGCCTTGCACCGACGACTCCAGCCACTCCTTACGACTAATAACAAAGTGTTCGCCCTTCGCCTTGGTGTTCTTCGCCTCAACAGTCCACATGAACTGATTGCCGTTTGGCATAGACGCCAACGCATCTCTGGCGGCAACAGCCTCATCTCTTGTCTTAAACACCTGCCCTTCGTTGCCAGCGCCGACTTGCACGTTTGCCGGATCAGCATTCGTAACCACGACTCGACTTTTATGATTCGGTTGCCGCTTGCCGACGTTAGACGTCACCGTCCCAAGCATCTCCTTGAGCTTGTCAATCTTAGCTTCGTCTCGTCCGTACAACATCTCCCACTCCAACGCTTTCCGTTGCACAGCAGTCGACAGATTCTGATTAGCGTCTTTCGATGCAAAACCAATCGCAGTTTTAATGACTGCCGACACTCCATCGTTGTCCGCCACCAACAGGTTAAACCGATTCGCCTCGTCGGCCGCCTGTTCTTGTCGACGACGTTCCGTCTCCTGTTTCGCTGCTTCCCGACGTTGCTGCTTGGCAGTCAACCCGATTGCTTGCTCCTTCGCCTTGAGTGTCTCCGCAGCCGCCACCTCTCTCGCAGCCTCATCGAGCGACAACCCCTTGTTTTCCAAAACGGTCGTCCGGACAGCCATATCCTCCGGTGTCGTCTCGTTGACAGTCATCGCTGCCTCCACACGAACGGCCGGATCGTCCGACGACAACTTCTCGATCGTCGCAGCATCTGGAAGTTGAATAGGTCCCTTGAGTTTGGGATTCTTCAACACATCCACCGACGGATTCACCCCGGCAACATCGCGCACCTTTGCCAGACGACGTTGATAAAACTCCACCTTGGCAACGTCGCCCGACTTAATAGCGGCCGACAACTTCTTCTGCAACGGTTTAATCCGACTGTCCGCCGCCTGTGCCACCCACTGCTCGGCCTTGGCGGCAAAGTCGGGACGAACGTCCGGAGTTACATATTGTCCGACGGTTTCTCTAGCGAAGTCCTGCGCCGTTTTGGTGCCTGGAGCCGGCAACATCCTCGACTGCTCAGCTACTTGCTCGGAGACAGCAGCCTTTAGATCTGTCTGTATCCTATCCGCCAACGCCAACTGACGAGGTGGTCCGTAGACGCTCTCGTCATACTTACGAATCGTATCACTATACTTCGCCACATAATTCGCTTCAGCACGCTGTGGACCAAGTGCCTTCGCTAGACCCATCCCTGCAAAAGGCAACTGCGTGAGGGCGGTCATCGTCAGCGTTTGTCTTAGATCAGTAGTCCACATCTGTTTGACAGCATCCCATCGTTGGCCGGACGGGGCAGCCGCCGCAGTCGTGATCGTTTGTCCAGTTAGGTTCGCCGCGGCGATGCCCGCCTGCTCGCCGACCTGTTCAACACCTCGTGCCAGACCCGACTTCAACACTCCCCCCTGAGCCAACTGTGTCGCAAACTTGTTAGCCACAGCGTCGGTGGCCGCCTTGCCCGTCAACAGCCCCAAACCACCCGCACCGGCGGCCATCGCCTCCGTCCGAGCGGTGTTCAGACCGAGTTTGCCTGCAAGTCCCACAGCCGCCTCACCGCCCAGCTTTTGCAAGGGTCCGAACAACGGCGCAGTTCCTGCCGATAGGGCACCGGCCAACGGACTATCGGTCTTCTCATACGTATTGATGCCCATCGCTGCTGCACCCGCCGCAGTCGCCAACTTCCCTGCGCGCATAAACGGCAACATGTCAATGGCCATCCGAGGCACACTTTCAAACGCCTGCCGACCACTTTCGCCAAACAAAGCACCACCGATAGCACCAGTCAGACGCGGAAGTTGTGTCGCCTCTATTCCGCGGTCAATTCCATAACTCAACGCCTTCAGCATCGAACCCAACCCCGTGCCAACGGCAGCATCGTATTCATTCGACCCAGTAATGTTGTTCATCACCTGAGCAAACTCATCCGGCGTCAGGTCGGCGTATCGATCGCCGAACAGCCGTTGTTGCTTACGAATCTGAGCGTATGTTAGAGGCATACAGACAAAATATTAAATATAACGCTTCGGCATTCCCTTTCTCCAATCAACGCGTGCTTTGACTTGTGGATACGACAAGGGAGATTGTTGCTGAACTTGTTGTCTAACCCCTTGCATCGACGCAATCTCCTCCGACGTCGGCTGCATATTAATCGGTGTTTGTTGCAGGCTGTATGCCGGACCAACCTGTCCCGGCAAACCAGTCACCGGCTGGTGAGCTGTGATCGGTGCTTGTCCACCATCAACACGCGCAGGACCCATAGCAAACGTCGGACTACTATACCGATCCCGCATCGCCTGTGGATTTGCCTGTCTTGCATAATGTTGATCCATCAACGATGGATTCTGCTGTCCGGCAACGATCGGACGCCCTTGCGTGTCCATCTGCCTCGGCATCATCCCCATCGCCTCCATGACCAACGCCAAGTTGGGACCAACCCCGGCGGGTTGTTGAGGTTGTTGAGGCTGTTGAGATAGCCGGCCCATAGCCGACAACAATTGCTGTATGTTAAGTGTAGCCATGTTGTATAAAAAGGTTAAAATCCGCCGACCATCGGCAATTGGGCTTTGTAGCGTTGTGGCTGAACAGGATTCTGCAACGGACCAATCAAACGAGTCAGCTCTTCCTCGGTGATGCCCAGTGTCGGATCATACGGGACACCACCAACATTGTCGAAGTATTGTTTAACTGCCAGTGTCTGCGGACTCCACTGTGCTTGTGGATTCCGATTAACAGCGTCCAACAACTGTGGTAACAGTTTCTTGTAGACATCGGCCTGTTCCGGTGTCTGATTCGGCATCCGAATACCTTGTCCCCACTGCTTATCCAGTAGTTGCAATTCCGGAGACACATTCGTCAGCGGGGCCGTCTGTGTTGGTCCAGCAAACATCCGATTGCTCAGGTTTTGTCCCTCTGTCAGTGCCTGCCGATAAGCCAACTCCGCGTTTTTTGCCTCTATTTCTAGCGCTTGTCCTTGTGACCACATGCGACGCTCTTGCTCCTGTCGTGCTAATGTATTACGCATCTGTTCCAACGCTTGTTGTCCTTGCGATACACCTTGAGCACTTGTTTGTAAACGGTCATTAAATGTCTGACTATCAAAATTAGCTTGTCTTTGAGCATTCTCCACACCAAGACGCGATGCAGTTATACGATCCGGCAATGTCTGTTCGTCAAACGCTGCCTGTCGGTCATAAGCATCAACTGCTCCTTGTAGTTGACTCAGTTGTAAAGGACGCTGTTCTTTAGCAAACGCAGCTTCGTCTTGTGCGTTTTGATTCATAAACGCTTGTTGCTCTAATAATAGCGGCAGTAGGGCTTGTTGCTGCACACGGCTTGTTTGCGCCGATGACACCTGCTCCCGTTTCAACTGACTATCAAGTTGTCGATCCGGGCCGAAGCGATCGACTAACCCCAACACTTGCGCCAGCAATTGCAGTTTTAGAAGTTGTTTTTGTTCACGAGTTTGTCTCATACGCTTAGAAGAGTTTAGTCGCCAATACCGTCGCCCCACGTCACCGCAACCAACGGCACCGTGATCGGACAGCCAACGATATATTGAGTTATTGAAAGGTTATCGTTTGCATCGACGGCAAACGTTGCAAACTTTACATACACTTCGTCACCCGTGTCCGTCGGATCAGGATCACCACTCGGAACGACAACCCAACTGTGCGTGGCATATTGTTTGTATGTCGTTAACAACTGTGCCGCTAGATCATTTGCACTGCCCGTCTTCAGTGTAATCGCATGAATATGTGGATCGGGTCCATTAGCACTAGCAGTATTGTAGGATGTCGGAATACTGTCGTCAATCGCCTGAAACTGTGCTCGATAACTATTCCCATCCGACATAACAAACTCAATCTTTAGCCAAAGGGAATCACCGTCAGAGACGACATTCTCGGCAGTCAATGTGTCAACCCGCTTCAAAACTCGCGCCCCACTCCACGATCCATCGACAGCAATCGACTGCCACTCGGACACCAACAGAACTCCAACACCAACTGTTGCCCGCACTTCCACATCAGACGATGTATCCGTGATATTCCACAGCAGGTTCGATGTCGCAGTCGACCGCCGGAAAACCGGCAACCGACGAACTGCACCTCTATGACGGACATCTCCAAAGCCACGTCCCGACGACAGATACTGTATATTAAGATCAGGAATCGGTTTCATTGGACGACAACATAAACTCTCCGACGCTTCCAGAGGCCGTACTTCCACTGAGCAATAGAGTCCTCGACACAAACAGTCGACCCAATCAATGCAATATATTCCGTTGCGCTGATGTTCGTCCTCGGCAATGTGAACGATTCGGAGACAGCACCATAGTAAGTATCATCCCCGTTTGACGTAAATGACAACGTGATCTCGTCGTTAAGGACGTTAGCCACTCGATATTCCACCATCAAACCACTATAATTGTGGTCGCGTGGTCTTGGGTTCCACAACCTTGCCCGTTTGATAGTCCCCGAACTACTTCCCAAATCGGTCGTTGTTCCAAACCCAGCAGTGTTTTCTGCACCGACGCCATTCAACGTCGTTGCCGTTGCTGCCGTGATAATCTCCTCAACAACCGTCAATTTGGTCATCTCCGTAAACGAATCCCTCAACGGCACTGTGAGGTAGAAAACCGTCCGAGCGTTTGCCTCCTCGAAAGACGTCCCAATAACAATGTCGGCGTCGGTAGCCGCAGTCGGATTCGTTTCCCCGTCCCACACAGCCAATAGTGCCGGCCACGTATACTGTTGCGATTCGTAGCTAGTACGACTCCACGCACCCGGCAACGTATACGATGTGAGTATGTCCCTATTAGCGTCCACCTGCCGTTGTTGATAACCAACCGTTGCGGTCGGTGTAGGCATCGCAGTCCCGTGCGAAACCACACTCTCCACCACTGTCAACAGCACCCCAAGATCGTCATCATATTCGTATGACGTTAACGATTGCCATGCACTTACCGTGTAAACGTCCCGTTTATAGTTGGCCGGATTATGCTCCCGATTCTCCCCAACAACAACGTAAAAACCTCCAGTTGGCACAGCCGACGAACTAATCATATCCTTCGTCACCGTCCACGAAACAGCAAATCGTTGTAACTGTTCCCACGCCGTTCCAAGATACTTATCTGTGACCGTCGTCGGCGTCAACAACTCCTCGATTCTTCGTGCTTTGTGTATATTCCTCTCATTGATCACCTGCTCGTCAGCGATCGGAAAATTCATCGGAATCTCCATTGTGTGATCGGCGGATACCTGTGTATCCGTCTTATCCACATAACCACGAAGCTCCAGATCCCATCGCTGGGAACGGAGCGCTTTACCGTCGGTGTTATTGGGGTTATCCGAAGCTGTCATTGTTGAGCACCAAGATAGTTTTGTGACGGACTCAAGTCCGCATTCCACGCCACCATAGCATCCCACGACTCCTGAACACGAGCATCAATAAACGCAGGATCAAGTGAGCCTTCGTTGCGTGGGACAAAGTTGGCCGACCGACTATTAAATTCACGCACTGCCCACCAAGTCAGATAACTCGCGCAGTGCTCCACCAGAAAATCAGTCTGTGCGAGGATTGTCGCCGTGTCTTGCGCACTCTCATCGTGCAAAGCGTCTTGATATTCGTAAAGAAAGTAATACACATACATCCGCAAGTATGTGTCCGTTGCCGTGCTCGACTCATCCGACGAATAAATCATGTTGCCTTCACGCAGATAAACATATCTGGTGGGAAACACTGTGTCGGGATAATCTGTCGGTCTGGTCCACAACGAGCTGTCATTCACCGATCGACCAACGTTCTCCCCCATCTGTCGATAGAAATCATACGTCATCAACGATGCCGGCACCCACACGCTGTTGGTGCTATCCCACCGCTCAATACGACGAATCTTCTTTGTAAACGGCTTCTCGGCGCCGGTCGGCGCACTTCCCGACCAGCTTGCGTGCGCATCCGTAATTGGTCCGCCATCGGTCGCGTCGATGGTCAGATACACTCTCTCTTTACTCAGCTCGAAGTCGATCATCTTCTCAGCGTGACGACGAGCCGAATTCAAGCACGCGATCATCAGGGCCGTCTCATCCGTCGAGGGCGACGAAATCTGCAAGATCCTAAACGCGTTGTTGTATATCCAAGAGAGTGTATCTGCCATTGTCTTAGCGACGAATGTCGAAGTTAGTCGAGTTTACTTACCGGACTTCTTATACATCCCGAGATCCCCAAGCGACTTGGGTTTCTCGGTCCGTTGACGATCCTTCAGATCGTTGTTTGCGCCTTCTTTGTGCGCAGAGACACGCGTAGCTGTTTTGGGCATCGGCGTCGTTTTGGAGGGGATATTCCCCATATACGGGTCTTCCATATTGTTTGTGTTGGTTGGGTTGGTTGTTTGGGTGGACTAATCAGCTCAGGTGAGCGCGATTGATTTGATGTTCTCGAGGATCATGTGCGATTCAGGGAAACGAAGTTCAATACCGGCTTCGGTCAGGAACGCATCCTTGCGACCATCGAAACCTTTCTCACCAACGTCTTCCTGCTTGTGCGTATCCGCGCCGACCATCGGACGGAACTTGATGTTCGGAACGTCGAGCACATAGGCCGTGTATCGCAGTCCTTCCAGATCGTTGAACCGTGGGTGGCTCTTGAGGTGCATGATGCCGTAGTCGGTTTGAATCGTTTGCAGACCCAGGCCGAGCTTATGCTCCTCCATGAATCCGCTGTTGATCTGGATACCATTCCCCCGATTCCGATAATATTTGAGAATCGAGGCGATAGCGCCGTGGCCACCGATGACCAACTTCTCCATAGAAGACGTCATACAGGTCCGGAACATCCGTTCTTCGTAGGCAGTCCACTCGGCGTTCGTCACAGCGCCATCGGCAGCAGCACCTTGAACGATCCGTTTGTCGCGGTCGCTATTCGATGTCAGCGCCGATTGCCCATTCCGATACAGGAACGTGCCACCGTTGGCGGCCTCATACTGTTCAAGGAACCACCGGATGCCGCCCGTCGTCCGCACAACCGTAGACGACCCATCGGTGTCGGCGACAGACGTTTTCGAACGTTGCCCAAACAAGATAGCATTCTCGATCTCGATCAGGTGGTCCACAGCCGCGTCCCGCATACCGATACGATAAGCTCCTTGTTCGTCAAAGAACATCGGCTGATTCAGCAGCGTCCGAGAGAAGCCCTTGACGGTGCGGAAGATCTGCGTATAGTTCACCGCATTAATCGGGAACTTTTGCGCATGACTTCCCGGTAGCGAACTACCTTCAGCATACGGCGTCCCCTGAGAGGTGATGGTCGCGCCGGTGTAGGTCGCCGCAGCATTGTTCACGACGATGGCGTCCTGAATCACACAGACAAAATACGATCCACTCGTATTGATCTCGGTGATGCGCAGATACACATTGACATACGCACCACTGTTGTTCCGTTGACGATGGACGCAAATACGCTCCCCAACTTTCCAGTTGTTGAACGTGCCATCCTCCGTCGTGACTTTCAGACGGACAGTGTCGCCGGCCGCAAACGTCAGCGTTGCACCCGTCACACCGGCACTCGTCTGCCACGGACCATTGCTGGCGAAGTCAGCCGTGATGGCCGTCTTCTCCTTGAACCGCTGTTCATGCCATTCAAACTCGGCACCGTCGGTCGTCTCACTGTCGGCCAGTGACAGAATACCCGTCAGGGTAGCCGCTGCGTTGGGAGCACTATAGAACACATAACGACGTGCGTTCCGTGCCTTGTAGGTATCGAAGTCGCCCGTGAGGGCATTATATCCAAACATAATGTTGTGGTGGTTTGTTTGTTAGAAGCCAAGTCCAAAGCGATCACCTTGGACAGCTGGAGTCCCCGACACAGCCTGCGGTGCCTTAACCGCCGGGCCTTGTCCTCCACCGCCTCCAAAACTAGGAAGCGATTGACTTGGTTGAGAAGTTTGCGGACGAGCCGCGTTGGGTTGTTGGGATTGTTGCTGCACAGGCGCAGGTGCCATCTTCGGGTCGAACTGCGGAGAGAGTTGTTTAATCTGTTGGACCAGACGCTCTCTGGCAAACTCGGCTCGCTTACCACGTTCCTGTGGGAACTGTGGATCTTTCTCGACGACCGACATATACTGTTTGACAAACGGATCATACGCTTTCAGACCCGGATGACCATCATACACCGATTCGAAAAAGCGTTGTTGAGCGATCTCTCGTGCATCTTCAAGATACGGGTTAATCGCGCCGTAGAGCGTCTGGCCGGTGTGGTCAGCAATCAGACCAGCCTCTGCACGCCAATTGGCTCGGAGGCCGTCGACAAACGACGCAAGCGCCTGCATACGGGTTTCCGGCGTAGCGCCATTACCAAACAGCGCGTCGTGCAGTTGTAGTTCAGGGCTATACAGCTTCTGCAGCTGTGCCATCTGCTCCGGAGTCATCTGCGGAACTTGCTGCTGCTGTTGGGGTTGTGCTTGTTGAAGTGCTTGTGCCATCGCCGCCGCAAGATCCTGCGGGGAAATGGACATCTGTGCTTGTCCTTGTGCTTGTTGTTCTGGAGTCATACTATTCATTGGTTACTGTTACTTCATCCACCAACTCCTGAGCCGCCTCGACCCGGAAGGGGATAAACTTTTTAATGTCGCGCAGTGCCTTTAGGGCGCCCAACGCCTGCTCGCGGTCGAAGAAGTCGCCAACCGTCTGCGGGACGGTGTTCGTGATAACATCAAGAGTGTTCTCGATTTGGATCGACAACTCGCGGTCCAGTGCACGATAGTCTTCCGACGCCACAAAAGCGCGTAGCCGCACTAGAGTGTCTTTCCGTTCAGCACTACTCATTGTTCAGGTCCTCCCGCAGTAGGTTGCTGTTGACCGTTCTGCATCTGCAAAGCGGCGATTAGATTAACCGGGACTTGGTCAAAGCCAAACTGTGTCCCACTGCCCATCCCCCGCAACTGCATGATTTCCTTCTGTACCTTGTTGGGGTCCATGTTAAACGCGGCCGATGCCATCGGGTTAGAGATCAACAAAGCAAGCAACTCTTGCAGAGATTGTGCCAAAAACAACTTATCCGTCGGAAGGGTGCCATCATACGAAACAAAGTCGTATGCGCGAGCGATCGTTTGTGCATCACCCTTAAACGATTCAAATATCGCCTGAGTCGTCTCGGGGCCGAGAATAGTCGCCAAACTCTCCGGCGTAGCCGATTGACGGTGATTCTTCAACAGACGATTGGCTTGCGGTTGGAACGCCATGCCCCAGACAACATCCAAAACCATCTTAAGACGAGAGGCAGCACCCATGTTCGCCGCTCTGTTCTCTGTCGCCGACCGACGACCCGATGCCACCTGTCCCAACGCATTGTCATTGACACCTGTCACCATCTGTAACAACCCGATGAGTTGTTGCATATCGGCCACGTGTCCTTGCGTCGTGTCGGCCACCGGGAGGGGCATATAATACCGACGAACATCCTTTCCACCAGCTTCTTTGCGTAGCCGGATCAGGCGCGTCCGAGCATTCAAATCGTCCATATTTAAGCCGATTGGATCAACGACCGACTGCGGTTCGATCGTCCGCGTGACAGCCGCCATCCGACTATTCAACAGCCAAGACACCAACGCCTGAATATCACTCGACAAGCGACTAAGACTATTGAGCACACACTCATGCTGGTCAGGCAAAAACATCCCAATCGAGGCGGGGTATTGTGCGTGCCAATTCGGCAACGGCTCCGCTCTGATGATGCGATCGTCGTTGGCAATCCAAATAAGCCAACGATGGGGATATTCGTCGTCGCCCAAACGTTCTGACGAATCAGCATGTGCACTAATCTTCGACGGTGTCAACTTAACGATCATCGTCGTGATGCAGACGACATCGCTCTCCGACGGCTTGTCGAAGTCAATCCCCGCTACACGGGACATCTTCGACCTGCCCGACTTCGTCATGATCTCGGTGTTATACTTCTTGATATGCTCAACACCGACAACATCCCCATTGGCTTCCATCGCCTCTAGGCAACACCTACTATAGCTATCGTCCCAAGCGATAAACGAACCTTTTTGCCAGTCCGACAGATGGAAGCCGGTGTCTGGAAACACCCTATACGGCGATATCGTCCTAATCCGATTGCCCTCCCTGATCGTCACCTTCTCCACCTTCGTAATGACCTCTGGTTCGCCGATGGGCTGTCCCTCATACATCGGCACCGGACCAGCCGTCGCAACCGGCAGATACTCATAGTCAGTCTCCCAGCTATCCACCTGACAAAACATCCCAAACCGAAACAAATCCAACAACGCCTGTAGGAGCTGTTGTTTGTGGTTGTTGGCGTCCAAGTCGTTCTGGACGAGCAACTCCGCCGCCTCGCGCATCTCCTTGTCTTTGTCATCAATCCCAGTGAACTCGTAAAACCGTTGACGTTGCGTGAGGAGCATATACCCAAAGGCAACACCCGTAAACACCTGCGACGTAGCCAACGGCAACACAATCTTCCTTGGCAATCCGGCCCTGACAGCCTCCACATCATTGCTATCGGCAGGTTTCCGATGCATGAATGTCTCGTGCATCTTGTCCCAGTCCGCGTAATGATTTGCCATGTCCCCACGACTCTTCTTCAGTAAGCGAAGACAGTGGTCGAGGAGCGCCTGATGCACAGGCGACTTCCGCTCATCCTTCAGGATTTTGACAATTTCAGGAGACATCAGATAGACAAAAGAGACATTGTGGAGGGACGAATCGGTTCGTCGAAGATAGACGGAGAAATATACGACAACCCATTCAAAACAAGACGGTGGAGACCTTCCATCATATGATCGTCCTTGTCAACTGGTTTGTCGGGACGTTTCAGCGGATCTTGATAAACGTAGTTGTCGAATTCATACAACGTCCGTGTGAGGTTGTTGGCAAACTTCAACAGCCCTGGACGCCGAAGCGCTTCATTCGTCTGAAGGATGCCACGATTAAGGTCTTTAGACGCCTTCTCGACCATCAAGCCCATCTGGTGGAAGTCATCGGCGAAGGCCGTTTTGGTCACCATCGTCTCGACAAACCCGGACGGGTCCATCAACTCCGAGGCAACAAAATAGCCGTCCGTCTTCGCCTTGATCATATCCACAAGGATGTCTGGCGTGCACGCTTCGAAAATCTCATCATAAAAGTAGACCGTGCCGTCTGGCGCAGTCGCCGCAAACAACACGGCATGCGGCGTGTGTGGGTGGCAATCAACGTGATACCGAATCGTATAATCCAGTGGCGGTTTGTTGTATTCGGACCAACCTGGAGGCGTATCAAAATAGATATGCTCGTCGTTGAACAATCCATGCACAGCACCACTCTGCTCGATTGGCATACCAAACAGACGAGCGGCCTTCTCCCTGTCTGACAACGAAGAAGCAAACGACTCCAAACCCTCCCTACTATTATAGGGATTGTCAGCCGAATTGCCAATCAACACCACCCGGTCGCGGACGCCTGTCTTAGAAGGGAACACATTCGCCTCATGTGGGTCAAGCACAGCCCGTGGTGTTGGAAGGAAGAACCTGTTAATCCACGGTTCCCGCAGTGGAGTGCAAGTAAACCACGCTTTACCATTCCTATCGATGAGTCCGCGAGAAAAACTATTCCACATCGCCTCAGGGATCGGCTCGTCAACGTGTATCCAATCATACCAATTGGACTCACCACGTTGGGCATTAAGCTTAAAGCCAGCCACCGTATCGATCATAATCACCGATTCTCCGCCCCACCGACTCTTGATCGTCAACGAATTAATATGACCACTATGGTTGGTGTCGCGTCGGACAAACGACCGCTTTGGAAGCCACTTCCACAACTTACCTTGGGTGTCGCCCTCGGCTTCGCATGTAAAAACTTCGTCAACTTTCTCCCAATCAGTGCAAAGAATGAGTCCTTTTGTGCAGCGTTTCGGAATACCGGCGAACCGCGCCGGATCACTCTCGGGATACCAAATTCGTTCTCCGATTGCCCAGGCGATGTCCTCAGCAGCGCCACAATCCGACTTCCCAAAACGGTTGCCCGTCCGAAGATAACGATACTTAAAGTCGCCCAAACGATGGAACTTATCTTGCTTGGCGTGGGGCTGATACATCGCACAACCCTCCTCCCTGCACGCCTTTTCGTAGGCGCGTAGTTTGTTAACAAGAGCAAGTTTATCGCCTAGGTTAGACATAAACACAAGGATTAACAAAGCCCAACAGGTGCAGACCAGCTGTTGGCTTAAACACCAACTGACGATGTTTCCGATATACCCCGTCGCCCTCCCTATCGGCCTCAGGAGTGTTGGCTTCCGGAGACGTATTGGCCTCGATAGTCAGAAGCTGATCGTCTTTGACACCCGCCACGATAAACGCATGACCCGACGCTGTTGCCCCTTTCCGCATAATTCCAATCGAACCGATCAACGGAAGACGAGACACGAAACCAGCCTCTACCGCCCGTTCCCACGTAAGCATACAACCCGGCGTGAGCATCGACTTAACATCGGGTAGCTCAGCCCGACCAGCATATGCCCTCCGCCACACCACTTCGCAAAAGGCAGCACAGTAAGGCCAGCCAGTCTGCCAACCAACCCGCAACAACTCCCCTTTGAACTCAGCGGCGATAGCGTCCTTCGTCGGGGTGTCCAGATTGTCCCACTCACTATTCGAGCGGACCTCTGTCAAGCCAACGAATTTGGCTGCTTCGAGCACCACACGGGCACCGATGTCTTTAGAATATGTCGGAGTCATATAGACAAACGAGTTGTGTTATTTAGATACCACTACACGAATGGGCACTCCCTTGATCGTCGTCGACACATCGACAGTAGCGCATCCGCCAAGTAGTAGGCAAACAGACACGCAAAAAGTTTTCATAGTGGTTGGAGTTAGTTGTTGGAAATGCGTTGTTTCAAAAGGACAATCTCCCGTTCTTGTCCGGCCACCAGATCCCGAAGCACCTGAACTTCGGCTTTGATCGCCGCGAGTTCTGTATGACACCGATCGTTAGCTTGTTTCATGTGTTCGACATCAAGCGATTGTTGTTGCCATTGGAGGAGTGTTCCGCTGTTGAAGTAGAGGAACGCTCCAGAACAGCCAATCCCCGTCAGCATAATCGAAACGACGGCAACTGCCCATGTGGGGGTTCGCTTTAGAAGAGTGGTCGCCGTGCTGGCGAACTCCTTTTTAACACCATCAATCGCGTGGTCAACAATCTTTTTTGCATCAGCGTCGGGCATACAAAATACAGGATGTAGTTAAGGAACTAAAACCGTCCATGCGGCATTGCCATTCGGTGTTATGATCGCCTGATCGTATGCCGCGTTGAGGGTGTAGGTGGTTCCTCCATTGATGGTGTCAGTGGCTGGTTTGGCGGGCATATCAATTCCCGCTGAGGCGGATGTAGGTGTTAGATGTGGTAGGGAGAGTTGTGGTGGCGGAGAGGCCGAGCTTTTGATTCCATGCGCTCTCTTTGATCCAGTCCAGCCCGGTGACGGCACTGCCGTCGTAGAGCTTCCAGCCGGGGGCCATGGTGGTACCGGCGGGGACGGTGCAGACGGTGCCGATGGTGCCTGCGGAGGGATACCAGTCGTGGGTGCCCATGCTGGCGAGCTGGGCTTCGGTCTGTGCGGTGTTGGTGATGGATGCCGCGGTGATCCAG